ATTAATGGAAGCTGCGGCAGAAATTCTTGCAGGAAGCAAGAGTAAAGCTGGCGCTATGCCTCCCGAAAAACTACCAGCAGAGATTCACGATGCAGGTGGTCCAACTCCACAGAATTATAAGAATGACGATGATTCTGCAAAGATTAGCCCATCTAGCAAGAGTGCCGCTGCTCCAACAACTAAGCCTTCAGCCGCTTCACCTGACAAGCAAGAAATGCTTGGCAAAGGTCAATCAACCATGAAAGAAGATGAAGAGATTGCTGAAAATGAAGAACAACTAGAAGAAAAGAAACAATGGAAAGCAAAGATGAAAGAAGATGTTGAGTCTTTGTTTGCCGATGATTCTACTATTTCAGAAGATTTCAAAGACAAAGTTTCTACAATTTTTGAAGCTCGTGTTTCTGACCGTGTTTCTCAAATTCAAGAACAACTTGAAACCGAATATGCCGGCATGCTAGAAGAAGCCGTTGAAGATATTCGTAAAGACTTGACAGAGAAGGTTGATGACTACCTTAACTATGTTGTTGAGCAATGGATGGAAGACAATCAAATTGCTATCGAATCTGGTTTGCGTTCTGAAATTACTGAAGAATTCATCTCAGGTCTACGCAACTTGTTTGCTGAACACTATATTGATGTTCCTTCCGAAAAAGTTGATCTTGTCGAAGAACTATCATCTAAAGTAGAAGAACTAGAGTCTTCACTTAATGAAGAAATTGAGCATGGTATTCAAATCAAGAAAGCATTGATTGAATCCAGCAAAAAAGAAATCATTCATACTGTTTGCGAAGGTCTTACCGCAACTCAAGTTGAAAAAATCAAATCACTCGCAGAGAGTGTAGAATTCTCCACAGAGGACGAATACAAAGACAAACTTGAGACAATCCGTGAGAACTACTTCCCATCAGGTACTAAACGTGCCAATGAAGAACAGTTGCATGAAGAAATAGGCGAATCAGACGAAAAGACTGTTGCTGATCCAATGGTTGCCGCTGTCGCTAAAGTAATTTCAAAAACTAGAATTTAATTAAAGTAATAACAAGGAGATAACAATGTATTTGTCCGAAGGTCTACAAAAGAAATGGGAAACAGTATTGGAACATCCAGAGATGGCTCCAATCAAAGATCCATATCGTAAAGCAGTTACTGCTGTTATTCTTGAGAACCAAGCTCAAGAAATGATGAAAGAAGCCGGCATTCTTCACGAAGCAGGTTCACCAACAAACTTCGCTGGTACAGGCGGTTTTGGTGGTAGTGCTGCTGCTGCTGGTCCAGTTGCAGGTTTCGACCCAATCTTAATCAGCTTGGTTCGTCGTTCATTGCCTAACTTGATTGCGTATGATGTTTGCGGCGTTCAGCCAATGACAGGTCCTACCGGTCTTATTTTCGCAATGCGTACCCGTTATGCATCACAAGCTGGTACAGAAGCATTCTACAACGAAGCTAACACTCAGTTTGGTGGTGCTAATACTGCTCTAGCTGCTCAGATTGCTAGCCAGTTGACTGCTCTTACTATTGCTGCTAACACAACTGAAGTATTCCAGTCAAACGCTGCCGCTGCTACTGCAATGACAACTGGTTCTGCTGAAGCTCTTGGCGATGGTGCTGCTGGTAACACCTTCCAAGAAATGGCATTCTCAATTGAGAAAGTTACCGTTACTGCTCGTACCCGCGCTCTAAAAGCAGAATACTCAATGGAACTTGCTCAAGACTTGAAAGCAGTTCATGGTCTAGATGCAGAAACCGAACTAGCAAACATTCTTTCAACAGAAATTCTTGCTGAAATTAACCGTGAAGTTATTCGTACCATTTACGGTGTTGCTAAGTTGGGTTGCCAAGTTGGTACAACCAACCCTTGCGTTTTCGACCTAGACACCGATTCAAATGGTCGTTGGATGGTTGAAAAAGTTAAAGGTCTTGCCTTCCAAATCGAGCGTGAAGCTAACACCATTGCCAAGACAACTCGTCGTGGTAAGGGTAACATCTTGATCTGTTCTTCAGATGTTGCTTCTGCTTTCGCAATGGCTGGTATTCTTGACTACAACTCAGCACTACAGGGTCAAGTTAACCTAACCGTTGATGATACCGGTAACACATTCGCTGGTACAATGTTCGGTCGTATCAAAGTTTACATCGATCCATATGCTCAAGCATCTTCAACCAACGAGTTTGCAGTTGTTGGTTTCAAAGGTACTAACGCATACGATGCTGGTATCTTCTACTGCCCATATGTTCCTCTACAAATGGTTCGTGCAGTTGATACCGGTACTTTCCAGCCAAAGATTGGCTTCAAGACTCGTTACGGTCTAGTTGCTAACCCATTTGCTGAAGGTACTACACAGGGTCTTGGTAACTTGAACAAGCAAGCAAACAACTACTACCGTGCGTTTGCAATCAAGAACATTATGTAATAAAAAATC